TATCTCCATAAACCATCCTCTGTAAAGGTGTACTCAAGGTCATCTATATAACAATATATATCTTTATCTGCTACACGGTAATCGTCTTGACCGATTTCGACTGACTGAAATGGAGTGCCTGTAGACATAAATAATTCGATTTGTACAGACCCTTGATATAAAGTAACCTGCAAAGGATCGATTTCTGTATTGTTATTGAATATAATTGCTTCACGATTAAAGAACGGTATACCGCCTACTGAAAACTGAGATAAAGGCGGGATTGTAAGATTTTGCAGAGAATCAATAGTATCTCCGTAAAGCTCAACTACAACTTCAGCTGGAACGTTTCTATCAATATGAACGCCTAGTGTACGAGTAATAGTTAAAATTGAAGAGGTTAAACGTCCCTCGTACGAAGTTTCTTGATAAGCGCGTTGAATTGACGTTTGTCCGTAATCACCAACGGTCGCCACAAACTCCAATAGGGTTTCGCCAACACCCGCTTGCAAGAGAATACGCCAGGAATCTTTTTGTCTTAAGCGGCTTATCATTTGCTGTTTGATTTGCTCAAAATCTGGTTTAGTACGGCTCAACTCAAACGACTGTTCTTCGGTTTCTTCTACGTAGTCTGAAATAAATGAAGCAATTTTAACAAACGGTACATCTATATTTAGAGACTCCTGAATCTTATTATGTAGTGCTGTTGCTAGATCAGGAATAGGTCTAGAAACGTACGGCTGCAAGTTTATAGACATTTAAGCTCCTCAAATTTTCCTTCCAGAGTCCGATAGTAAGAAGCTAAACGTATTTTCAATACCTGTAGCTCTTTCTTTATAGCCTATAATTATTCTATAGCTTTGATACTGTGGTAAAGGCTGGCAAATAACAGCACCTACCACAAATTTTGCTACAGGTATCCAGTATTCTACTTTATCAAACAATTCAATCTCTACCTGAGAAGCAATAATTGAATCGTTTGGTTCATGAATGATATTCAGTATTTTAGTACCAAACTCTGGTTCAAAGTCTCGTTCTTCGGGGCGTGTAAAAGCCAAGTTTAAAATCATATTATTTATAGCGTCTAATCCAGACACCAATAGTATATTGTTTCTATTATAAGAAAATAATAGATTTACATCAACTAAATTGTCTAAAACTTCACTACTTATACTTTCCGTGGTATTTGTCGTAGGAAAGTTGTTTACAATTACTTGGCTGCCAATACCGTTGCTCATTTAAACACTCATACCGGGAGTTTTATACTTTGGACGGCCTCTTTTTACAGGTTTTGTGCGGCTCGACGGCGCGGAAGGACCGCCACCACCAAGGGTAATTGGAGTAGTAGAAGTGGCGCCACCATGTTTAAATTCCATAGATTTACCCTCAAACGTAACTTTACCACCTGCCCTAATTACTAGATCACCGCCAAACTCCAACGCACCATCTTTATCAAATTTAAACATACCTTCTTCACCACCCATACTAACTTTTTTAGCAGCATTTACATTATATCCACCGTCTTTATCCATACCGTGTGTTGTACCTGTAGGATGGGTACGCGAATAAGATTCCGAACCCTCTTTTGTATTTGTAACAACTAAATGACCGCCAGGATCAGCTTGTCCGTAGGTATGACCGTAATTTTCACCTGTAAATTCTGGAATTTTTTTATCATCGGAAGCGGGTCCGCCAAAGTAAACACCGTGATACTGACTATCATCCTCAAATTGAGAGTAAACTTTTGAGCCTACCGGCGGGATTTGTTTTGTGGTATCTGTAGTACCTTGATTATTACCAGAACCATAACCTCCCTTCATTTGAACCCAGGGTAAAGCTGCTTCCGGCCAATCATCATGTATATTACGAGTACGAATTTGTACTAGACCGTTTTGATCTGGATGGTGCTTAACAACCTCGGAGACTAATTTTTGGCCTTTGATAGAAGTCTGGCGGGTAGCAAAATAACTAGCAAAAGATGTTAACATTTAAATCCTCCTATGATTGAAACCCTACCTGACCTTTTTGAGCCCCAAACCCCGAACGTACTAGAGTAAACTTTTCCCGGTAGATAGACTTGTTAAAATATCTAGTTTTGGAACTAATAATATATGATCCGGCTATAGCACTAAACAATTCATTGTTTGTTGTTAAATGCGGTTGAAAATCTACAACGTCGTAAATCTTCAAACCCGTAGCCATATTTGTCATAAACTCTACAGAACAAGACTGTAGTTGCTGCAAACCTCGAACATTCTGTTCTTTAGCTTCATAGAACTTTTTATGAGTATTACCTAAATCTGTAGGGGCATAGATTTTAACAACTTCCTGAACAGCGCCTTGAACAGCAGAACTCATGTTTAAAGCACCACCAAGTATGGGTATGTTAACCTTTGAAATAATATCAGCTACGCCTGTTAGTTTTTCTTGTACAACATTTGAACCATACCCAGACATAGTATTTATAAGACCACCTAAGCTTTTAATTTGCCAAGCTAAAAGGGGTATATCACCATTATCTCTATTTACGCGCTCTACCTCTGTAATTCGTCTGCCGCCCTTTTTCTCAGCAAGTTTTGCAACGTTTTTAAAATGAAAAGTACCATCGTCTGATACACCCAAGCTTAAAACCGATTTTTCATCGGCTCGCCCGTGCGTTACTAAATGGCGTACAAAGCTTTCTACAAACTGCATTTGGCCTTTAGGGCGCCACCACTGCTTATCGTTTGTAGAGTCTATATCAAATTTACCAAAACCGTTCTGTTGAGCTATCTTTTTAGCGCTATCACTAGAATTTCCTTCAACTGGCATTTTTTGTATCTTTCTAAGATACTCCATGCGATCAAAAATTCCAGAACAAGTCACAAGTGTTCTATTACCTACAGGTACGTATTTTGCACCTTTTGCTCTAAATATAAACTCTAAAGGCTGCTCGGGATCATTATAGTTTGCAGAGTGAAGTACAAAACCCATCTTTACGTCGTCAACTAAAAGATTATCAACTAAAGCGTTACTCGCATCGCTGTACGCAAATTCAATGGCAGGCAATTTTGTAGAAATATTCTCGACAATTGCAAGACTTTGAAAAGAGGATAGACTGACAGGTACTTCTTTACCACTTACCGACATTTGTACTAAATGTTGATGCTGGACTTCACTCATGCTTCAACCTTAAACTAGTACGGAGCGACCAGAGGCTCCCTGTTTTTTATTGTTTAATTTCTGTATTTGTTCTTTTAATTCTAATGGATCAAACAACTTGATAACCGCTCCACGAGGTATCTCATAAGGATGCATAAAACCATTGAAAGTTAAAACTAGTCGATAGATTGTAGTATTTCCGTAATAGCGCTTTACAATAGCCGTAAACTTTTCAAACCCATTGTAAGTATAAGGCGTAAATTTGCGTAAACGTTTGATGATAGAGGTATAGCGCCAATCGCTGTAATCAATTCTTTCCTCTAATGATCCATCTGCATACTCCAACTGATAAGTACGCATAAGATTGTTTGACGCATAGCGTTTATCATAGTTTGTAGAATTTATAACGGTATCGATAAAATCTGCCATTTAAAGCTCCTAGAAGAAATTGAAGTTTTTACCAATAATCTGATCTAAGGAAGAATTTCTGTAACTGTCTATAGCAGCGGAGCCTGCGTTTTTTAGTTTTTCTAAGGTTTCTCCTCCTGGTATCTGAGAACTAGCGTTTGCACCGGGATCGCCGCCTGCTTGACCTTTAGCAAAATAGTTTAGAATATCCGCTTGATCGGGAGTATAAGCAGTAGCCAAGGTTACGTTAATATCTGCAGACATGTATCGACCGTCAGCACGATCCGCTACAGTATAAAAAGTAATATCTATGTTTCTTAAGATTATGCTGTCCAATGTAAAGAAACGACCAATTCTTAGGTATAAGCGATTTTCATCAGATATTAGAGAAGGGCCGGGGGCCTCCAAAAAGATGCCCCCGTCCTTCCTAATTGGTGTGCCCATACGGGCTAACGTTTTAATAGGTTCTTCTACATCTTTTTCTGTATTACTATAACTGTCTATATGGAACGTAAAAGTCATTTCAATAGGTTCTGTACCAATCCAAATCTGACGTGATAAAGGTTTAACGTTAATTGGTAAGCCTAAAGCTTGCGCGCCTCTGCTAACAATTGATGTTCCCTGGTTTATATCACCAAATATAGGTTCCCAATGGTTTTGAATACTAAGGTTAAAAGATTCAGGAACAAATGCTCTAAATATTAAGCTTTTAGAAGGCTGATGAATCTCAGCAATATAATATTTTTTATCATCTACTTTTCTTGCTCTAGTAGCTAAAGGATCGCTTAAAGGAGTTGATGCCATTTGAATGCCTCTTTCACGTAAAATTAAGGTTAAAAACTGTATTAAGCTACGTCAGGGGTGTTTATTAAAACGAGGCCAAGTGAATCTATACGTGTAGGAATTTGATTTAACGTAGGTTCATCCTGTCCTGCGGTTGTTCCGCTAGTTGATTTACCACCACTATTGTTATCTGAATTACTACTAACACTAGTTTTTTCGTTATTACTATTTTCTGTAGCAGTGGGCGGAGCGGCTGGTGTTGGTTCTGGTGCAACGGAGCGCCTTTCCGAGCCCGCTTCTTGTGACATAGAACTGGCGTTTTCGCCACCGTAAGGGCCTAATTTTTTAATTTGATCTAAAGTTAAATGTTGTGATTCTGAAGGTGCATAAGGATCATTAATATCTCTGCGATATTTTAGTCTTTCACTGCTATTAGGGTCTATGCGCTGACCACTTTCTAATCTTTTTTCGTATCTGCTTTCAAAAGTAGAGCTATCTTGAGTTTTATTATAGTTGTTTAAAATCTCTGCTTCTTTAAGCTTTTTACTAAAAGGAAATTGACCGTCTCTAAATTGAATACCTCTGTCTTCGTATGTCTCTGTTTTACCCTCTTCTGTACCAAATCTTACACCCTGATCTACACGTCTTTTCATATAATCTGCAAAAGATTCATCGGGGTACGGAGAAATACGAGGAGAAGCGTTACCTCCCTTTTTATCAGGATTGTAAGCGTCTGGCATTATGTCAGGATCGTAGTCTATTTTTTCTTTTTTATTTACCTTATTATTTGGATTATTTTTAGAACCTTCCCATGTTCTACCTTTTGTGTCTACACCAATCTCATCCAACTCAACGTCTTCGGCTTTTTCATCTTTTTTATCTATGGGAGCATTTGTACTAAGTCCCTGTTTAGGTTTTGGTAGTTCACCTACTCCACCAAATCCAGCGTAAGGTGCCTGAAATTCTTTTCTAATAGGTGGATTTTTACCTTTTGTATCATAAGGCGTAAGCGGAGCATCTGAAAATGTGTTGGGTCTACCTTGATTTTCTGTATTTGACTGATAAGAGCTTTCAAAGTTTTTATTAAAGTTTGACGCATTTTGATCTTGTAGAGCTTTTCGACCCTTTTCAGCGGAATACATTTTTCCTGTAAATGGGTCCCGGCTTTCTGCAGACCAATTACCCTCACTTACTTTGTCTGGGGGAGTAGTATTTTTATCAGGATTTTCTAAATTTTTAGCACGTTCTGCTCTTTCTTTCTGCCAATCCTCATACTCTTTTTGACCTGTTCGTCTAGCTTCTTTACCGCGTTCAAAAGCTCTTTTAATAAACTCACCACCACCCCAACTAGCAGGCGACCCTCCACCACCATGCATAGTTTCATCGCCCATATACCCTCTACCTTGACCAATACCTGTAGCACCACCTTGCATCAATCTAACGTTAAACTCTTCCATAATCTTTGCGTCTTCAGGATTACTAGCATTCAAATAACGTTTGTTACCTTTTTCGTCTACCTTGTATAGTTTATAATCTGCTGCTCCGCCGTCATCATGTCTAGTACTACCTGTTCTAGGTCCACCAGAGCCGATTGGAGCTTGACCGCCTGAACCAATCTCTACACCCGTACCTGTTTTTTCTGCAGCAAATTGCATTTGTTCTTTTAATTCTTGTTTAATAGGTAAGCGTCTTGTTCTTGCTACTTCACCTTGTTTTTCAACAACGTTTGGAGCGTCTCCTGAACCCATGTCTTCTTTTTTAGATAAACTACTCCATGCTTCTTCGTCAGACATACCTTTTGCTTTGTTTTCTTTAAACTTTCTTCGCTCCTCTTCCAAAGCACGTCTTGTTTGCTCTGGAGAAATAGAAGACCTATTGTTTCCTATACCTCCGTAACGACTTGCACCCGTATCCGGATCAGCTACAGAAGCAAACTCTCCAGCTAATCCGCCCTGTGCTTTATGTATATCGTCAGACTTTCCTGTAATATAGTTTTTTACTTCAGGGCGCTTTTTATCTATAAGATGATTACGGAATATATGTTCTTGTAATTCTGGTGTAACTTTTGCGTTTGGATCGATACCTAAGGACTGTACTGCTTCCTTCATTGTGCCTGGAATTACTTGATATTTACCAAATGCAAATATTCTATTTGGATGGCCTGGAGGTAAAGCTTGACGTTCCATTAACTCTTTTACAGTCATATTCGAAAAATCTATTTGATCTTTAGAATCGCCTGCATTTCCTCTATTGTAAGAGCCGTAGCCACCTTCACCCTTTGCTATAAGACCACCAACAGAACCACCCGCACTAGGCCCTAATACTCTAGGAGCCGCATTTGAAGCACTATATTCGCCTGTAACCTTTGGTCCGTAACTATTTGATTCTCCCATAGTAGCCGGGCCGCTTCCACGGGAAAAGCCCCAAGGGTTTAATGTACCATTTGGATTTACTCTAGAAGTATTTGAACCCCCTACACCAGGAGGCATACTTACAGACTTATTATCAAATGCACCAGAGGTTACTTGTTTTCTTTCTGTGCCTTTGGGAACAAAAGGTCCACTATTTCCTCTACCTACTAAATTATTTGATGCACCCCCAGTAGAAAACCCTCCACTACCTATGCCACCACTTAATCCAGAAGCATCGGTATTAAAGTCATTACCTCCATCTTTTCTACCTCCTGCTATACCTCCGTGCAAACCGTTTAATAATAGTTTATCTGTATTTATAAAAAGATTTGATTCTGGTCTAGCGTCCACTTTTGTATTAGTTGCAGCAATACTAGGTAACTGATCTCCGGGATTTATAGTAATATTATCGGGGGCTTTTGTAACAAACGGTGCAGAAATAGATGGAGATGGTACGGACTTTGTATTATTTCGTCTATCTGTAATGATAGCATCAACATCTTTTTCTGAAAAGAAATCAGATAAGCTGGTTCTTCCAGTAAATACTCTTTTTAATCTTTCAACTGTACCACCAACCCCTAATTCATTACGTTTTTGTTGTTCCGTATTTTCTTTATTTAATTTACTCTCGATTCTCTTTCTTTGAGCTTCTTTACCTTTACTATTTAGACTTTCTTCTATATCGTTACCAATATATGCACCAGCAACACCAGCTAAAGGACCTACAACGGAACCTAAACCTCCACCAATTGCTGCGCCTAAACCTGTAGTATTTTCTTTGTCTACTAATAAACCCCCTAAAATTCCGCCAATACCTCCACGTAATAACCCACCCCTTAATCTACCACCACCACGGCTTCTACCATAATTAGGCCCCGAACGTCTGCTCTTTCCTCTTTTATTTTTATCCAAATCGAAGTCTAAATCTATACCCCCAAAACCTCCAAGACCACCGGTTCCACCACCACTTCCTTTACGTTTTAATTCCTTTAATATATCGTCTAGTCTATCCAATACTTTACGGCTTGAGTCTTCTCTAAATCTTGCCTGTTGTTGCTGATACTCTGTATCTCTACGTGAGTTTGATTTATCCAGATTTAAACCTTGACGCTGTATATTTAATTCAGTATTTGAACCTTTTGGGCTACTACTAGAACCAGACTGATTTATATTTGCTCTGCGTCTAAAACGTGGACTACCTCTAGAAGCTACGTCCGATATTCCCGCAATATCTATAGAACTTTTAACATCAGGTACAAAACCAAAACCATTGCGAGATTTAGTTGTTCTTGGTAACGGTACTAAACGATCACGGGAAGACAAGTTTGTACTAGCTTCTTCTGCATTGTTACCTAAACTATCGTACGCTCTAAGCGTTTTGTTCAACTTATCTGTTAGAGCTTTTCTTTCCATTTCTAAAACGTCTAATAGATTTTTTAGACGTTTTACTCGAATGTCATTTTTGTTTATACGCTTAATTTCACGATACGCTTGCTCTAAGCTTAAACCACTTTGAGCAACAGTTTCCAAGTTTTCCGTCAATTGCTCAACAGAGAACTCATTAAAACTCTTCAATTTCGAAACATTTTCTCTAGACTTGTTTACAGCTTTTTGTAAGGTCTGATTTGCTTTTACTACATCAGTGGAAGATAGTAGGGTTAAAATATCACCTTCCAACTCAAATTTTCTATTTGCCATTATTACTTCCTTCTACGGTTTCTTATTGCACTTGTTTGTGCAACCCTTTTACGTTCTATTTGTTCTTTTCTTTTTTGGGCTTTCTCAAAATCTATATCAATCATGGCTGTATCATATAGTATTTCAACAAACTCTGTATCAGAACGAGGCTGATACTTAAATACTGATTTTATGTTATACAGTCTTGTGTTTATTTCTTTTAGACTATAAAATGGGAAAGATATCAAGTGCGTTGAAGCGGACGGGAACCGTCTCGACTTCAGGACGCACTTGACCACCGTTCTGTAGAATTGCCTGCTTTTCTTTTATTTCTAGTTCAGACTCATCCACTTCTTTACGGTATGACAAGTATAAAGGCAGGTTTTCTTCTTTATAATATTCCATTTCTCTTTTTAGCGCGTCTGTATATTCAATACGTGCTTCAATATATTTATTTGCGTTAAATTTTGCATCAATCAGGTCTACAGTATTTATAACACCATGCTGCGAGACTTGTTTTAATTCAGCGACTATAGATAAAGCTTCTAGGTCCTCACCACGTCTAAAGTAATGGTCTACCTTTTCTTCAATTGAGTTGCCTTCAAAATACTGTGCTCTGCGGTAAATATCCAAATCCTCTTCATCAAAATCGTTCTGTACATTTAATATTTCCCAATCTCTGAGTGTAGGCATTACTATACCCTTAGATTTGAAATTTTCTATATACTGTTCTTTTGTGATTACAGGATTTATGTATTTTAAATCTGTTTCCTGTATTTTATAAAAATTCTCATTTCCGTATTTAGAGACCCATCGTAAAACAAGCGGAATACGAGTATAGGAGTTAAATTTTGTATAGTATAAAAAGTAGAAAAAGTCATCATAGGTAAAATCTCGAAGATCAATAGGCTCTTTAATAAGCGTGGACAATGCGTCAATATAAGAAGACATGTCGCGTATTTCGGGTAAACGGGCTTTTGTAATTAGTTCTTGAGTGGGTAGGTCTATATTTTTTGCAAATAATTCACCAAAATCAAAATCAGAAAATACTCCATTTGACGGGGGCTCAATTTTTGAATATTTTGAATCATATTTTACGCGACGCGCGGCCAGCTTTGCAGGTTTTCGTGGAGTATCTGTTACTGTAGGAATACCCTTTTCAGATTTTAAGTACTCGATCTCTTTTTCTTGGTCACGTAATCTTTTTTCTAGTCTGTCGATTGCAGTAATAGTGGGAGGATCAATAGGGGCATTTGCATCACCATTTACTACACGTCGATCTCTATTACCATTTGATATAGTTTTACGTTCTTTAATAGGTTCTTCATTTTCATCTTCTGGCTCGATATCTGGATTAAAGCTTTGTTTAATCTGCGGTTTGGGCTTTACACCCTCTGGTGGGATGTAATTTTCTCCCATAATTCTTTTTACTTTTTCCTCTGCGTCCCTCTCTCTTTTAGCATTATTTTGGTTTATAAGTGGACCTTTAGGTTTACGCATCATACTAGAGGGAGGAAGAAAAGCCGTTTCTTCAGCATCCTCTGCTTCTCTATTTACTACTTCGCGGTCTTCAATCTCAGAGTCAGCGCTTTTCAATAAATCAGCCAACTGTCTACGAGTCTTGTCTACCTCAGGATCGTTTAAATGTTGATCTATTAATTTCTCAATCGACTTGCCTTGCATGTTATTTATCCTTTTGTTACTACGGTATTATTACCGCTACCATTCCCGCCGGTAAACTGCATCTCTTGCCCGTCTATAGTAAATTCAGCATTTACGGTTAAAAAACCTGCCGCTGAATGGGAATAAGATAAACCTCCAATTAAACTAGTAGGCCAACACTCTATAAAATCTATCATCATCACTGCTGCATAATTGCTAACGGAGTCAAAAGCCCATATAGATATATCTTTTTTGTACATAGTAGGCACGTTATATAAGTTGTATTCATTTATCATTAGACCTCGCCAAGCCCATAAATACTTAGAAACGCTATAGTCTTGATCTTCATAAAAGTTTAAAGTAAACGTTGCTGTATTTTTGAATCTCGGAACATAGATTTTTGTACCACCACCAAATCTTTGATCAGCATCAATTGTAATTGGAGGCGCATCTACCGATTCCAATACAGAAAATGGAGTATTTGGCCGGGATAGCTTAGGGCTAGAACTATAAGAAGCCCCATTATTTCCGGAAAAGGAATAATTGGAGCCGTTAGCTTGATCAATATCAGGTAAAACCGCTGTAAAACGCCAATTCTCTGCTACACCTTTGTTAAATAACCCTCTTACTGTATCGGTATCTGGAATACCTGCACTTGCTGCCATGCGCTATCCTATAAGATATATGTTTCTTTACACTTTTAAAATTAACAAAAGAAAAGGGGTGAGTTCAATTGAACTCACCCCTTTAATATATTAACGAAGTGTAACGTTACGAGTACGGTAGAAATCATATCTGAAGGTTATGTTTACTACGTAAAGAGCTGTGTTACTACCATCTAAAGATACATTTGGCATATCTTCAACGATCAGACCGTAGAATACTGCCTGATCTGCTACAGCACCTGTTACATCGTATTTAATAAGAACTGCACCGTCTATTGAATAACCACTCTTATAATCAGCTGCAGTACCAGAAATTGTACCACGCTGATATTCAAACCAACGCTGAAAAGTATTTGTTACCTCTAAACCTGCATTTTCAGCATAAGTAGCTGAAAGAGTACGAGGCATATTTGCTTTACCTGCAAAGTTTACCTGTGTACCGTGAAGCTGTACCTCTAATGTTTCAGAGCTACGGCCCGGCCATTCTGCGGTCTGACATAATACGGCTAAATCTCGTCCACCAAAACCTTCCGCACCGGGTACGTCAGGAATTACCCAATCAAACATTTCTGTATCTTGGGCGTCCGGTAGACCGCCTCTTACGTCTAATAAGCTACTGTGACCCATCTTTAAATCTCCTTAGGAGGGTTGATAAAAATCTTTGTCATTTAAGCTCCTAAGGAACTGCTGCCGCCATTAATAGCGGTAACGATTTCATTAAATGCTGCGCCCTTTTTAGTTACAACCGAAGTTAAGCGAATTGTACGAATGGGTAGAATAGGGTCCATGATAACGTCTAGGTTACGCTGTTGATTGTTGTAATCAAATTCTTTATTGTTTCTGTCATCTGATACTGCAGCGTAAGCGTAAAGACCGCGACCTTCCTGAATAGGCTGAAGGACGGATACGCAAACCTGAATGATTAACAGTGCGGTAAAATCATCGTTTGGCTCGTGAATGGTATAATCAAGACCATCAACGATAGAAACCTCTACAGTAATAAGCATACGGCGTAAAGAAACGTTCTTAAACGCTGAAGGTTTACGCTGTGTAGTTAACTGATCCCAAATAACAATTGTACCACCACGATTAATAATTGGATTAATCTGAGCGGAAATTAGTAAGCCCATTTCATCTTCGTCGTATTCAACACGTAAACCTAAAGCGGTATCCAGAACAGCTCTATTTAAACCAGCGGGGGCAAACCATTCTGCGGCTACAGCATCCGTTTCCGCGTACTGTGCTG